CCAGCGGCCACCGAGTGTATCATAACCCGGCAGTTCTTTGCAATACGGCGTTTGCCCTTTGTGCCACCTGCCAACAGCAGAACGCCTGCCGACATTACCTTACCTAATCCAAGAGTGTGTATCTCAGAGGTTTGTCGAATTGTTCGCATGATATCGTAAAGAGCAAACATGTCATCTGCGCTGCCGCCGTAAGTCGAAAGATAAAACTCAATAGGCTTTTTGTTTTGTTCTTTATCTTGCAGCTTGTTCATTTCATTAAGATAAAGCATGGCATGTATTACTTCAGCTACTTTTTCCTCATGCACGTCACAAAACATGCCAATAATTCTTAAATCTGGCTCCTGATAGCTATTGCCGCTTAATGCGGCAGGATCTACCAGTACAATTTTTTGCTCATCAGAGCTTAGTTTATCAAGAAGTTTTTTTATCATCTTTATCCTGGTTTAAAAGTTCAAGAACGTATTTTTTATTTTCTTCTAAAAAAGACATTGCAGATTTCCAATCGTCAAAATCAATAATCGGATCATAAAACGCTGGGTGTAAATCTAAAATCTCTTGGATAGCTTTACTTTTATAAGCAGCAATCTCCATGTTAAATGATCGACGCACATCTTTCATTTTCTTATCGCTATCGTTGTTTTCTCTCATTTGTCTCATTTTTGCTGTATGTGTGTGATAAAGATTCTCAATTGATTTTGCTAATACCGCCAAACTAATTAGTTGTGAGACTCGTATTAAACCAATACTAATCTTCAAAGAGCGAAAGAAATAAAATGTTTTATGAGTAAAATACCCAAACATAAAAACTAATAAATAAATCCACCAGGGCCCCATCAGATCCTCCAAAAAATTAACCACTGAGAAAGCTCAGTGGTTAATGTATCACATTCTATAAAAGATGTCAACTTACTTTTTAGTAAGCCTCTTCATAATACGCTCTGCCAACTGATCAACCATCTGCTCGCGATTGTTTTCGGCCTGAAGGCGTTCTGCGACTCGTTTTGCAACCTCGTTGACAATATCTTCTTCCATCTTGTCAGGGCGGTGACCTCTAGACTTACGACCGCGACGGACGGCTGAGTCATCACTGTCATCATCTGGAAGCACTTCGCTTTCTTCTTCATCAGGTGCGCCAAACTTACGCCCAGGGCCTTTATCCATTTTAGCCATCTTGTCGCGACGGGCTCTCATGTCATCAGCGCGGCGCTCATCAAGCTCTTCTTCTTCGCTTAAGCCTTTTCTACCTTTATCGCCGGCTTCTTTTTCAGCTTTCTCGCGCTCTTTTTGGCGATCGCGGCGCTTTCTCATTGCTTCAGCATCGCGCTCTTCCATCATAGGATCCTCTTCGACATCCATTTCCATTTCATCGCCCTCGGGGCCCATTTCCATGTCCATTTCCATCTCTTCATCGCCGGGCTCTTCAGAAACATCTGCTTCTTCGCCTGTAACTTCTTCAATGGCACGCTCAAGGGCAGACATAAAGTCATCCATGGAAACCATGTCGCCGCCACCAGCATCCATAGCAAGATCGTCAGCCTCTTCATCTGCGAGAGCATCTTCTGCGCCTAACTCATCTTCAGTCGCGCCAAGTTCATCGCGAAGTTCTTCGTCTTCGTCCCGTGCGCCTGGAACATCATACATCTCGCTAAGACGACCCTGGCCAACAGGGCGTAGATTAGCGAGTTTCATAAACTGGCGAATCTCGCCTTCTGATAATAGTTTCTTACGAGCCATTTTAAAATCTCCTTGTTTAACGACATAAACTCAACAATAAATAGTAACTTTATTTCATAATAGCATCAAAATCGAAAACATCCAATTAAATTTAAAGATTTTAGTTTTTTCAACGCTGCGCTTTCGATTTGCTTAATGCGCGCAAAGGAAAGTTTTTCAGTTTCCGCAACAGCTCTTAAAGTCATAGGTCCATTTTCGTAAACCGAGATAAGTGTGCAGTTATATTCATCTGGATAATCTTGCCATAAGCGGCAATCTGTGTCTTTGCATTGTTTCTTTTTCTTCATACACTCTCGGGAACATTCGCGCAATCCATCTTTGTGCGTTTTTGAATTACGATTTTTATGCTCTCTTAAATCCCGGTGCGGATTTGTGACTTCACCTCCGTAGTTCCAGTGAGCCTTAGAACCTTTCTTTTTCATAACTCTGGGTGCTCCTCTTCGATTAAGTCAAATATATTTTGTATCTCTCCCTCGTTCAATCCAAAATCTTCCATCTTCTGCTTTCCTTTGTCTCTCAACTGCTTTGATTTTGCTTTCTTTTTTTTATTCTGCGGCTTCATATCATCAATATAGCTTTGTATGCGCTCGTCGCCATCAAGATAGCCAGCGATAATAGCGCGAAAGAACTTTGACTGGGTGACACCATCGTGACGCAACTTTAAGATAAGTTTAGCGTGCTGGTGTGTGTTCTCAACAAACGCAACCTTCTTATCCAAATGAGGATTGGCTACGTCATCGGACATTACCAACTCCTCGTATTGATGTGGGTGCGACTTTCTGACAAGCCTGATGTGGTTTGCTCAACAAACTGCGCCTTGGCTTGTAGCTCGCGCAAGTTACGAGCGCCTGTGTATGAGAAGCCAGAGCGAATGCCTTTTTCTAAGTCCTCAAGTATCGCGCCAACAGGACCACGGCATGGCACGCGGGTGGCCACGCCTTCAAAAGATGAATACTTTCCACGCCATTCCACTTGCGCCTCTTTAGAGGCCATTCCGCGATAAGTTTTCCATCGGCTACCTTTTGCATCCATAATAATATCTCCAGGCGTCTCGGTGGTTCCTGCGAGCAGAGAGCCCACCATCACGGCGTCTGCTCCTGCGGCGAGAGCCTTAACAATGTCGCCTGAGTTTTTTATGCCTCCATCGGCAATAACTTTAACATCCCTATCGGTCATTGAGCATTCGACGATCGTTTGCCAGCCGGGTAACCCATGGCCAGTTTGAATGCGTGTAGAACAAATAGATCCGCCCCCAATGTTGCATCTCACAGAGTCAGCTCCCCAATCTGCGAGGTCATTAATGCCTTGCAGGGTTGCTACGTTTCCTGCCATAATGTGATAGTGTTCGCCAAACATCTTTCTAAGCTCATGCAGCGCCTCTCTCATCATTATGTGGTGGCCGTGGGCAACATCAACACATAAGAAATCGGCTCCATAATCCACTAGTGCGCTAGCTCGCTCCAAATAATCGCCAGAGATACCAATAGCGGCGCCAACAATCCGAGGGGAAGGCACCTTGTTAATCTCAGCCATTTGCTCACGAATAGTGTTGTATCTGTGTATAATCGCACTGCCGCCATGGGCCGTCAATGCTGACGCCATTTCACCTTCTGAAACTGTATCCATTGGCGAAGCAAAAATGGGCAGCTGCAACTCGATACCTTTACCCAGATTGACTGAAATGTCAATCTCGGAGCGCGAGCGGATGTCTGAGAACTGTGGTATCAGCAGCACATCGTCATACGAATAGGTTTTATTCATCTTTGGTTTCCTTCTTGCGCTTTGCTGCTGCCTTTTCTCGTTTGATCCTCGCTTCCTGGGCTTTCAAGCGTTTTTCTTCAGCCGCGATAGATTTCTTATAAGACGGTGACATCTCTTCAGTAATCTTTTTTGGTGGTGTCGCAGGCGCTTTAGCGGGCGCCTGTGGAACTGGTGCTGGGGCAACTGGTGGCGTCGGAGCCTGTGGTTTGTTTACTGGAAAATATTGTTGCAGCGTAATAATCGCACCTTCAAGGCGGGCTAAGTCCTCTGCATGCTGAACAATCGCGTCTACATCAATCTTGCTGCTATCGCCGGCTGTGTGCAACAGACTTGCTTCAAGTTTTGCGAAAGCCTCCAGCGCTTGGCTTCTCAATCTATTTAGTGTTGAATCGTATAGTCTTTTATTCATTTTCTAAAATTTTCCTTGTTTGATTTTGTAGTGATTTTCTCGTAAAGGTAGGGTTGTTCTGCCTGACGAAGTTTTTGATATCCTCAACATAATAAAAATTTACAGGATGAGGATTTTGCGGATCTTTTAATAATCTAGGGCGCGGGGTGCGACCCAAGCGAGTGCGCGGAATAGCAATAAAAGATGGAACACCATCCACACCTAAATGATTTATCAAATGGTCGGGCACCTCTTCCGAATTAATCGCAAAAAACAAAACATCTTTGAACTCATCGGCCATCTCTCGATACGGCACCTCAAGCGCATGGCAATATCCACATGTATTAGAGTAAAATTTTATAATACAGGTAATCGGGTGCTGAAGTTTTCCACTTAAAAGCTTGCCTAGTGTAACAATATCTATTCTTTCAACTGCCATCTTCTTTTCTCTTTTTAAACTCGTTTATAATATTGCACGCCATTTCCCAACAATCTGGACAGTAAAGCCTGACCGTTTCTTGGTCTTGTACGACAACATTCCATGTCATTGCCATCTGTTTGCTTTTCTTGTCAAATTCTTTTTTGCAAGCTAAACATTCATCTGGCAAACTGTCAAACTGGAAAATTTTTTCGGCAAGTTTTTGCGAGTTTTCCTTTCCCATTTTCTTTTCCATGGCACGCCGCTGCTTTCGATTCATTTGTTCATCGCTCCAAAAACCTGCGGCCCGCTGCCGCCAAACACTACGACCGCCGATGGAAATGGTGCACTGTTGACACTTCCGCCAAACTTTAGACGACCCTTAAGAAAATAAACCTCGTTGGCTTTCATCACATAGTTGTGCCAATACTTGGTGTCAGTGCGGGCTGGGATAAGCATAACCACCTTAGAAACTCCATCTTTAGTAGTATTATAAGCTTTTTGAATCCACTTGTCAATACCTCTTCCATACGGAGGGTTAACAAAAGTTGTGTGCCCCGACCAATCCTTTGACAAGCCGTCTTCTGCTTCTGTATAGAAGTTGGCGCATTTTGTGTTGTGCGGGTTAGCGCACGGATCTAAATCAAATGGTCCGAAGCGCCAGTTAAGTTTATCAAAGAACTCTTGAGGGGTTGCCCACTCGCCTGTCTTTGAGCTAAACATAGTTTTTTGTGTATCTTTATTCATTACTGAGCCTCTTGAAAATCGAAATATGGTTCGTTAGAGTTGCTGCCCTTCGAACGGTTCGCAATTTTAGTCATCAGCTCTCCATTTGAAATGGTAGTGGATCCTCCATCTTTAACAGACACAACGTGATCAGCCTCTAGGGCGCCCGTATACAAGTCAATAAGTGACATCTTCTTGCCGTCTCTCATAATACCCTGCTGGCGCATATAAAGCTCTAATTTTTGCTTGGTACTAAAAAGATCTTTGCTCGTTCTAACTCTATTCAAAGTTCTCTCAGTAATCAACTTATCAAAATCCTTCAAAAATGCACTCTGAAACAGGAGATTCGTTTTTCTATATTGGGAACCTTGACCGTGAACCGTAGTCCAATAGTGATAAGACTTTGCAATTTTATCTTCCTCGCTGACCTTATTCGAC